CGGCTTTTGGACTAGGATCAATTCGCCCTTGTCACCAAGGTCGTCATAGAAAACCACGCCGGGCTCGATGAACGTACACGAGTAGAGCTTGGGCCAGCCTTCGTCGCCAGTGGCATTCTTGTGCTCCCACATTGAATGCGCCACGGCGGCGCGCTGGCTCGAGTCGGGATAGTCCTTATTTGCTTCGGGAGAACCCATGAAACGGGAGATATATTCTTTTTCGGTCTCGCCTTTTTGCGGGTAAGGCATCAGTGTCGTCTCTCATGCAACATTTGCCCAATGAACAAGATCGCAACGATTGTCAAGCAAAACACGAACAACGGATGGTGCTGCGCCCTACTTACCAAATGGAGACTATGGATTGTTTTCATGCCGCAACTCCGACAGCCGGTAGAATTGGTTCGTCCACACAACGGCAGTTAAAATCTTGGCCCGGATTAGCGCGGCGGCCAGTAGCTTTATCAACCACCGGAGGCTGGCTATAAAGGAATTCCCGACCGTTGAGTGATTTATGATCGTCTCGAACATTGGGGAGCCCGCTCGTCCTCCAAATATACCTCGTGATCCCAACGTCTTCAAACCGGACCTGCCGGTGCTTAGAAACTAGGAGCCCGGTTTCTTGCCTCGCGAGGAATTTCGCCTTAGTGCGACTAACGTCATAGCGAGACTGAATGCGATCCACAAGTTTATCAAAACGATAGCCAACCTTTGCATTATCAGCAACCATCTGCCTAAGTTCATTGATTGTCTCGTCGGCGAATTTCTGGATGTAAGGCTTGAGATCTTCAGTGTATTCCTTAGAGATTCGCTCCTTGCCTTCAGGTGTTAGGTCACTGTCGGCGCCAAGATCCTCCATGGTTTTCCCGGCAGTCTTCTTAAAACCCGCAGCTACCCGTTCGACCGTATCACCGGCATCAACTTCAACGCTCGCTACCTTAGATGATAGCTGCGCTCCAATTTCCGCAAGGCGCTTATCCAGCTCCGCGTGCATTTTCTTCGCGGCCGCGGCGTACTCATTGGCAATGGCCGCCACATCGGGCGGGACCTGATTTACCGGTAATGAAAATGTTTTGGTGATCTTGTTCCACTTCGCGCCCATACCCTTGAGTTGCTTTGAGATCACGCTGTTGAAGTCACCAGAGAACACGCCTTGCGTAAGTTGAATTCTCCCGGCACGAATGGCCGCCACCACGCTGGCAGTGCCGGCGTTCCGCATTTCTTTCGCGGCTGCCTTCACTTGGGCATTTTGAGGAATGAGCAGATCCAAAATCTGACGGAAGATCAAATCAAAAAAGATCTTCTTGAGCTGAGTTTCCATATCAGCCCAGTCGGCGTCGTGGAGCGGTTGCGGTTTAATGGTTGTCATTCTCTAAATAAAACGGAATCGCCGCCTGGAATAATTATAACGACACCTTTATCACTAACATCAACGCGCGCACTTTTGGATTCTTCCCTAGTTATAGCACCAGCTCGAATGGCATAGTCTATAAAAGCTTGATCACCTTTAAGTTGCGCCAGATCAACTCGTCCATAAGATCGGCCTTCACGTTGCAGGTCAGCTTCCTTTTTAGCATTCACAACTGTCCCGTATCGCTTCTGGCCGATTTCAAATCCATTGTGTTGGTTCATGGTTTTCATCATGGATGCGTTTTATCGTAACACTCATCGTGAAATGTCTTGCCACCATCGTAGCCGATGCGCCCTGTTCCAGCAGGAATTGGTTGACTGCAAACATCACAAATGTCAGCCTTGTTGTCCATCGCGTGCGACCCATAATTCTTGGCACCCTTCTCGATCCCGGCATGCTTGAATGTCAGAACTGGTTTCGGCTCAGCATTCTTCACCATCGAGCTCGTGCCGTACTTCATAGCTCCCAGGTTGGTGCCGGTCAAAGCGAGCATGCGATCCGGCGGGACGTCATTCACTAAAACTTTTCCAAGGCGCTTGGCGCAAGCACCATGCATAACCTCTTCATTGTCTTTCGTGCTGCCAGCACACTCTTCGCACATGGGTTTTCCGCAAACGTCACACGATGACATTTCTGAACAACCAGGATGACCAGCAGGTTTCTTGGCATTCTCCATCTTCTCGGGCTCGGAAACCGTGCCGTCGGGAAGTGCCTTGTCATTCTTAAAATCCTTGCACTGCCGATTTCCGCACACAAATGAATTGTCATCTCCGCCGGCAGGACGCATTTTCTTAGGAAGGCCACATGACGGGCAAGGCTCCTCAGCTTTTGCATTATCCTTTTCAACATCGCTGCCAGGAATAGCCCAAGGTGCCGGGGCGCCCTTATGATTCATCACTCCAGTGAGCGGGCCGTCAACCACTCCTTGTAGCTTGATTCCCATTCGCTTAATGTCACCAGCAGTCATTCCGAAATTCTTGCCGAGTTTGTCCCATGCCTGGCTCTCAGTGGCGGCTTCAACCTTTTCGGTCTCGCCATTCTGATCAACGAAGATAAAAGATTTGTACTGGACCTTGCCGCTGGCATTATTAATCTTTTCTATTTTATGTATTTTCGTAGGTTGCGTGTAGTGGCTTTTAAAATAGTCATCAATTTGACTATCTGTCATAGATCGACCAAGGCGCAAAGTAACTTGCACATCTTTTGCTTTTGGACCGTCGTACGTCACTAGGTATTCGGGGCCGGAATTCTCCATGATCTCTTCCACTTCATGCGCAATCCCTTCAGCGTGCCGGGCAATCTCCTCGGCTTCTTTTTTGGGATCGCCGTCGTTGCTTCGAACTCCACCAGCACATTTTTTACACTCAGGTTCAAAAGAACCATAGTCACATTCAGAACAAACTTTATTTTTCTTGCATGTTTTGCAAAGAAAAGTCCTCGACTCGGTTGCCCCACAACCAGGACATGGAGCATAATTACTAATCTCCCCAGCATCCGGATCATCCGCAACGCCTTCACCAGCGGTGGAATTCTTTCTAGGCAATACTGCACCACAAATTGCCTCAAGCCCATTTGAAGTTTTATCTTCAATAACATGAACTCGATGATCTTTAGTAAAAACTTCACTACTCGAATAGTCATGCAAATCAGGAAGACCCAGCGCTCTCATACAAGCATCACAATCACCTGAATTTTCGTAAGGAGGAGTCTTGGGTCCTTCGTGATTTTCAGCAGAATTCTTCAAATTCATGCAATCACACAAGGTGCACTTTCCATTCGTATCGTGGTCACGTGATTCATGATCACAAGCATCACAGAACGGTTTTGGATCCGCATTCTCTTTATCGTCCCCAGAATGTTCCAAGATTGCACCAGTCTTGGAGCTTTTCACGCGATGTCCTTTGTCCCACGCATGTGTCTGAGCATCCGTTATGTCAGCGCTCTTGAATTCCTGACCGCATGTTTGGCATTTAAAGAAGTCACCAAAGTCAGCATTCTCAGTGGTAGTCTTCTCGGTTTGCTGGAAGCCGGTCTCGGAGGAATCGGTGTTTTTCCTAACCGCCTCATCGAGTTTGGTTTCCGAGAAGGAGAGCATCTCAGCGACCTGCTTGATTGCCGCCTTGGTTTCCTTTAGCTTATAGGTAGCCTCGCGAATCAAACCTTCCTCACCACTCTTTTGCGCCATCTCCAAGGTCTTCTCATCTTTAGCGCGCTGCTCCTCATAGGCTGCCTTGCTCGCTTTGAACTTCTCTATGGAAGCCTTCAGCGCCGCTGGGTCAGAACCATTTTCAAGCACTGCAACAGAAGTACCATACTTAGATGAGCCCTTTGTGAGCCCTTTGCTTCGGTCCACGTCGCTGCCTAGAAATGGGTTCATTGGTATGGTCTCCTTAATTCTGAAGCTTTCCTTTTGCCAGTCTGGCCAAGTCCTCAGGTGTGGCAGGCTTGATCTTGGGAGCGTTCCGAGCCGCGAGATCTTCCTGTTGTTTTTGAACCAAGATGAATTTGGCCGCATCCAGCATGCCCAATGCGAGGAGGAGATTCGGCGGTGCATTCACCATAATGCTGCCCGTCTTCGCGTCAGCCACGATTCTGATCTCGCCCCCAAACATGGGCATCATCACCTTATCCTGCGGCGCCGCTTCCTTAGCATCCCCCAAGTTTCCCGGTTCACTCTCTGCTAACTCTTGATCCTTGTCTTTAACTGCCGTCTCTGGTGCCATTTTCATCTTCCCCCTACTGTTTCATTTCTTGGCGGTTCGCTGCCAAGTAGCCGTTTACAAATTGATCGAAGGTCATTGTCTCTGCGCTTCCGAATCCCCATTCCGGCCCGTGGTCGAAATAACACTGTACTGCGTCCCGCTCAGAGGCAAAACCAAGCATGACCTTGTCTTCATCATACGTTCCGTCGCGATGCGTTTGGTGTACAACCGTGACCGAATCGCCTTGACCGAAAGGCCCAATGTAAACATCAACTGGGTCACCATCACTGAGAGCATGACTGTTCGGAATTTCTCCATAAGCATATTTATAGTGGCGCTGCCAATCCTTGCCCTTGACGAATTCACCAGCCTCAATCTCGATCCTAATAGGAAGCCCGCGGAACTGAGTCATGCGCCGAGTTTCCCTAGCGTTCCCATATTTGCGGGCGCCAAGATCAATCCCACTGCACGACATCATTCGAGCCTCCAAACACGGCGCCAAGTGTTCATTTCTTCTTTGCCAATTCCTTAAGCTCGGATCTCGAGATGATATGGGCTCCATTTTTCTTAACACCGTGGAACCGAGCCGCGCGCTCATCCATCTTCGAGGCATTCTTCTTTTCCTCAACTGGAGCTTCCTCGGCCTTGGGTTTCCCAGCTGCCTCACCACCAGCACCTGGTGCCGTGACCGAGATTGCCGGGTGATCCTCCAATAGGCCTTGCTCGGCCGCAATGGCCACGGGAACTAAATTATCCTGCTGCACCGCCTCGCCAACTTCCTTGGAGCTCATGAGCATCCTGTCATATAGGGAGAGCAACCGCTCTGATTTCGATCTCTTGATGTCCTCTTCTTGGGTTGCAGAGAGAATCCGGAGCGGCTTAAATTTGAAGTCAAAATCGAGATCCTCGCCAAAGAGGCTGCGCACCTTTACCTCAAGCACTTTCCGGAAAATGCGCTTCATGGGTTGTCGAACCTCTGACTCAACCATGGCGTTGTAATTCTCTATGTCATCTTCACCGGAATTGAATCCAGCAGCAGAGATTCCGAAGATCTTGCTCAAAGGCATCCTCAAGGCTGAGGCAATGCCGATCCGGTTTTCTGCAAGCATCTCTGCTAGGCCCGCGAAGGAAATTTGTTTTTGAGTGTACTCGTCCTCCATATCCATAAGGAGGGCGCTATTGTAGTTCTTGAGCTGGTTCATCTGCTGAATACGACTCTGGGTTGCCTGGGTGCCAGTAGAGCTCATCAGTTGAGTTTTGAATCCCTTAAGCCGGTACACATCCACCTTAGCTTCATCCATCAACTCGTACACCACGTTCTTGCCGCGCAGATAGCCGTTGAAGTCCTCGAGCACCCTTTCAATCTCGCTCATGCCCCAATCGGAGAGCTGGGCTCTAAGGATGAATGGCGCTCGCTTCCCTACTATAGTGAGCACCCGGCTCTTATGGATTTTCTTGCCGTAGAAGTCGTAGAAGTCAGTAACCGGGATTCGCTGCGGGCTACCGAGCTCCCAGCGGCAAGCGTCATAGAACTCCACCATGCTCCCTTCTTCAATTTGGTCAACCGTGAGAGGCTCTTCGTATTTAGCTTCCGTATTAAAGATGAGCGCGCCCCCGCCGAAGAGACGCGCCCAAATGAAGGCGTCCCCAATTACGTCGTAGACACCAGTTTCTTCGAGATCATCTTCCAAGCGGCCAATATCGTCCTGGTCCATTTGGTCAGAGTGGAACTCGAGCCCTCCCCTGAGCGCGTCCAAAACGGGCATGTCAATCATCGTTTGGATGATGCCATGGGTCTTGTACATATACATGAGCAAAACCCAATTGATCGTGAGCGGGGCGTAGACGTTGTTCTGGAGAGCGGGATTAAAGGAAGCAAGATTGGATTGAGCCGTGATGCCTGAGACTAAACCCGTAAAACTATTCTGAAGCTCCATGTTCTTGAGATCTTGCTTCGCCTTGAGGAGCGAGTTCTCAAGCTTCAGCTTCTCGTTGCGATGCTGGAGCTTCAGCATGTTTGGCCTCATACCCACTGCTCCCAGGGAACTTCAAGCCCGTGTGATGCGCCCGAATAAGCTAAGGCAAGGGCGCAGACACAGTCGTCGTGCATTCCCTCAGGGGCAGAGTATCGTACGCCTGTCGAGTGTCCTCCGCGACCCGTATACTCATATTCAAACGCGTCAAGCTCCGCGACAATCGGGCCTTCAGGGTACTTAAGAATGTGTTGTTGAATTCCAACTGCCAGGCCCTCCATCATCTGCTGCTTAGACTGAGCAGTGAACTTCACTCCCTCAAAGTTTTCGAACGTCCCTTTCCTTTGAAGAGTTTCGAGTACTGGGTCGCCAACTCCAGTCGAGTCAACGAATGCCTTAATAGATCCTGTCTCGGATTGGATTTTCTGGATTGTTTCTTGCCAGGGTTCCTGAAAGCGAATAAACCGGCACACAACGTTCGAGGCGTCGAGTGCGACACCCACGGTCCAATCCAGACTCTTCGCCAGATCCCACCCCCAAACAACGGGAGCCGCTGAAGAGATAGGAGAAATGCATTCTTGAATGTGCTTTTGCCCGAAAGGATTTCCCCCATCATCCGAAGGTTCAGCAAGGAATAGTTCTCGAAATACATTCTCAGGGAGGGTCCGTTGAGCATCTTCAACTTCATCCTTTGATAAGACACCTGCTTTGATCGCGTCTGCGGCGGTGATCTTCGAGTAGACATGCCCGGGTTCCCCTGCTTCAGCCTTGCGGCAAAGATGATAAAACCAATTTCGGCGCCCCTTGACGTTTCCAATCATGCGGATCTTTCCCTTAGTCTTCGTGACAGTAGATCGAACAGCATAGAACGCGTCAGCCCTGAGGCGCGAGGCTTCATCTATGACTGCGGCGTATACATCTTCACCGAACAGCGTGTCAGGCTTCTCTCCTGATTTGAACCAGATCATCGCACCGTTGGGATATAGGACTGTCAGGTTCCCATCATTATACTTGCAGAGACCCGGAGGGAGAGCGAGCTTGAGGCGACGGTACGCTATTCCTGCCTGGATATAGGATGGTGCTACCCACCAATAATTGCGCCCTGGTGCCCCGCCAATCGCTGCCTGTTCATTTAGCCACGCGATCCCACCATGGGTCTTGCCGGATTTGGTGCTGGCCTCGATTTCGGAATAGCGCTCTTTGTGGAAGAAAGCTTTTAACTGATAGGGCTTGAGCGGAGGGCGCTCATAAGAAATTACGTTGTCAACTGTCGCAGTTGATTGCGGCCTAGCTTTCAATCATTTACCTTGTCACCCAACTTGAGGGTAAACGAAGTTAACGCCTCACCATTTGCGCCACTCATCTCAACCGTGTCCTTCATCTTCCCTTCCATTCGGTCGAAAATGTATTTCAGGGTTTCGAGGTGCTCGCCTTCAATTGCGAGCTTGAGCATCTTCTGAATGACGAGCTCTTCATTCGTCTTGCCTTTATAGTCGACTGATACCTTTCCGTCAGGCCCAATGACATTCGGGCGCTTCTTGAGAAGTTCTTCGCGGAGGAGCTTGAGGAGATTTGATTTCGGTCTGCCGGATGGGTTGCCACTCTGCCCCTTCTTGAAGCCGGGATTATTCGGATCCCCCTTCTTAAAGGATGCCACAGGTTGTTTCTCCGTTAATACCAATGTGGCTATTCTGAATCATCAGCCATTCCACCAATCTTGCAATCTGTCGAGTAATCCAACGAAAAATGAATCCAGGAGGAAGATGATGCCTACCACAATGGCACACAAGATCGCCGCTCCCAGGAAAAGTTGCATCCAAAGGAAGAATGCCGAGATGGGAGTATGGGGTTGGAGGAGCAAATTCAAGATCCGGTCCAGTAGGGTAGACAAGAACGTCTCCATCAGCAAGATCGTTTATCATAAGCTTTAATGAACAAAAATCGTGGCTCTCGGTGGGATTGATCCTGCTCCGCCATGTCCATGCCTGGCAATTATAACACGTATGAATCAATTTGTGCTAGTGATATTATATGTACAAAAGGTATCAAGCTTTTTGCTTACCAATGGTTGATCTCATTTTTTTCACGTACCTTGGGCTGCAGCGCAAGTACTGGGCAGCCGTGGTGACGGAGAAACTATCCAATACGTCCTTGTTTTTCTTGAATTCTCGAACCGCAAACCTAAGCTTCTTGCGTATCCTTACTGTTTTTCCTGGAATCTCTGCAATTAACTTCTTTGTTGCTAATTCTCCAATGATGCCTCTCAGGCGTTCGAAGTTGCTCATCATTCCTCCGGCTCTGAAAAATAACTGCACTCCTGCAATTTTGAATATAATCTTTTTTGCTCTGCTCCTGTATCATTTGGGAATTCCAGTTCAACCAATCTTTGAATAATTTGTTTTATGCTTTTTTCACTTTGAATATTTTTTCGAAGGATCACAACCATATGCTCAATTGGAATTTTCATCATTTCTCCCTATGGTGACACATTATTGCAGTTATTTACCACAAGTGTCACACAAATTATTCAATCCTCGTATACCAAATTTACAAATTGGTGACACATTGCAACACGTCTTCCATATTACTTGTATATAATTTATTTTTATATACCGGATAATAAGGAGAATGTGTTGCTATGTGTCACAAACTGTGGAAAACACAGCACTTTTAATATTTTTCATCACTTTTTGAAGCTCCATTTTGACCACTTTTTACCCCATTTTGGTGACCGTCGTGCCCATTTTTGAGCCCAATGCCGACAAATTCCGTACCATTTCGGGTTCTTGTGACAACGAAACCCTTCTTCAAAAGTTCCTGTGTTAAAGCTTTATTGCTTCTTGGATACTCACCGTTTTGCTTACACCACTCAGCCAAAGAGGCATACAATTTGGAAGAAAGTTCACGGTAACTGCCTCCTTTGACACAGGAATCCTGAATCCATTTCCCAATAAGATCTTCAGCTTCCAAGTAGTCATTTGTAGCCGTCACGACACTCTGGGGCGCTGAGAGCTTTTCCTTCTGCCACATAAGGCACCCTTCCAGCATCCAATTCATGATCCCATTTTTCTCGATTAAGAGTTGGTCTTCGAGACCTTGACGCCGACTCTCTGGGGGAATTGTAACTGTAAACGGAATCAAATGCATGCGGCGTCGAATTGCCTCATCCACGCTTCGGATTGAAGGCTTGTGATTCCCTTCTATTATGATTTTGAATGTAGGATCAAACTTAAAGTAGTCTTGTCGCATGAGCCGGGCCGTAATGGGACTACCTCCTGTTAGTTCTTTAATCCTGCTCTCAGCCCATCGGCGCCCCTCTGAGATTTCACTGGCTACAACCATCCTAGCACCCCGGAGTCCAGCGAGACTGGTAGGGTGTTGTTCTGTTTTAGCTTCAATGAACATTTCACTGGGTGCCTTCGCGGCGTAATCACCAAGGATTTTGTCAAGTACATTCAAGAACGTGCTCTTCCCATTGCTCCCTGTCCCATAGAAAAAGAATAGGGCTTGCTCATGTGTTGATCCTGACAGGCAGTAACCGGCTATTTTCTGGAGATAATGCTGAAGGTCCTTGTCACCGGCTGTAATTTCATCTAGAAATTTTAGCCATAGTTTGCTGGAACCTTCGGGGAACGCACTCGTGATTTTGCTCATATACTTCATGGGGTCATTGGACATGCTCTTTCCTGTGTGAAGGTCAATGATCCCTCCGGGGGTATTGAGCAACCAGTTGTCGGTGTCAAAGTCATTTGGGTGCTTTGCGTGTTCCCGATCTGCTCTGAGAATCCTCTCCACGTTCATGATCGTTGATGAACTTTTTATCCGATTGGTTCCTTTCCTGCTATTGCACTCATCGGCAATGGAGAAACACACGTCTCTGATCAAAAAGTTTGTTAGAAGCGTTTCTTCCCGGTTCCAGTGCATTCCGGCCCAGTGGTACCAACTTCCCCAAAGGTGGACGAAGCGCCAGTCATCTCCGTATTTCTCGGTAAATTTTCTAGCAATGAAGTCTTCACTTACATCATTGGCAGCAACGATCTCACCTTGCTTATGCTTGCAAGCTTGCGCCACGATTGTTAGTAATTCTTTGTCACTGAGCGGTGGGTTCACTATTTCAGGCACGTTCATGCTAGTGGCGAATGTGGTGAGTTGTTTATCGTCCATTCCCAAGGCGCGTTGACCGCAGAGGAGCCTATACATCCGATCGTTTCGGGATCCTTCCTTAATTCCTCCCTGAATGCTCATTTTTGATTTTGGTTTTTTGTTGTCACCAAATATTAGTTTTTTTACTTCTTCAGGGGCTTCTTTGATCTCAGTTCCGCTGTTCAACCAGCGATAGGTTTTGCCATCTATTATACTTCCTGGGCCGAGTACATATCCTCCATCACCACGGAGGTCAATTCCCTCCAGCATGTCTGTCCTATTACCCACCTTGGAATAGGCATAGTACGCGTGGAAACCCCCGCTAGGCGTCATTGCCATGAGCGTAGGGGGTAATTTACCTAGGCTTTCCCAGCTTTTGTCACCGCGTTTTCCCTTCTTAACATCCACGTCAACCACCGTGAGAT